ATGGCGACGCTAGTAGCAAACCGTCCGGTGGATATGCTCAGCTCCCAGATCTGGTATGGCCAAGTAACAGGAGCAACGCCGACTCAGATTACGATTGTCGCCGGTAGCTCCACCGCGATCTACCAGGGACAGTTCACCTATGGAGGGGATCAGGTTTTCGGCTCCCTCCAGGGATATCGGCAGTTCGAGGGAGGTACTCTTGCCTTCAATGTAACAGGGCTGGCCGCTGACATTGCGGTAGTCAACGGCTACGCCCAGGCTGGCAATGCTCAGGCCATCTACGAGTATCTCTTCTCGGCCAACGATACTCTCAATGGGTCCTCAGGCAATGATCGGCTCCGAGGATATGCCGGCGACGATGTGTTAACGGGAAATAGCGGCAGCGACACGCTCATCGGTGGCTCGGGATTCGACACGGCCAAATTCGGGAGCCTCTCTCGTGCGTATACGATTACAGCCGATGCCGCGTCAGTGTACGTTTCGGACCGGGGCTCCAACCTGGACCAACTCCTTGAGATCGAACGCATTCAGTTCAACGACCAGACAATCGATACGGAATGGCTGACTAAAGCGGCCTCGCTGGACCCGGTCCAATACAACGACCTTCTTGCAATGTACGTGGCCTACTTCGATCGGGCGCCAGACGCGCTGGGTATTAACTACTGGGCCAGTCGGTTGGTCGACGGAATGTCCCTCGTGGACATTGCCAAGAGCTTCTTTGTGCAGCCGGAGACTGTCGCGGCCTATCCGGCCGACATGTCCAACACTGCCTTCGTCACCAAGGTTTACCAGAACGCGCTGGGTCGCGACCCTGATGCCGAAGGATTGGCCTACTGGGTGAACGACCTGAACAACGGTGCGCAGACCAAAGATATGTTCATGCTGGCGGTGATCTACGGCGCCAGAGCGGAGACGGGCAGCGAGGCCGACGCTACGTACCTGCAGAATAAGTCCACGGTTGGTTCATACTTCGCCCTCAACAAGGGACTGGGCAATGTCGAGTGGGCATCTGAGGCCATGTCAGGAGTCGACGGTTCTCAGTCGAGTGTTAACGCGGCGTTTCAGCTGATAGACCAATACGAGATGCTTGCTCAGACGACACAGCCAGAACTGCTTATTCAGCTGATCGGCGTCTGAACGGGTTGATCAAAGTTCAGCAAATGAGCCCGCCAATCACGATTGGTGGCGACTGCGATGAGCGTCCAGATAGTCGCGAACATGCACCGACACGCGGGCGGTGTTGTCTTCACAGGGTTGGATGTGTGTGCCGCGCCTCGGAGTTTCTATGGTGGGTAAGATGGTGGGTAGAGAAAGCCAAAAGCGAGCAGAAATCCGATTCTTATTGCTTTCTGTCGCATAAAATGGCGGATGGGGTGGGACTGCAGAAAGCGTGTCCCACCAATGGCTTAGACCTACTAACTGGCCCAGATGGCCTCATTGAACGGAAAGGGCTTTTTCCGGGACTGTCTAACCGGGCAGGTCCACCTGGAAACAAAACCGCCGCCCTGACGGTCATCAGCGGCGGCGGCAAAGAAGATAGGAAAGGTGGGGACCGTTCCGGTGAAGAGCAATACTACACCGATCGGTTAACTGCAATCGCCCCGCGCATCATCGCCTTGCATTTCGGGGTGGATCGATGAGCGGCTTCGATTGGACCCGAGACGATTCGATCGTCGTGCCGGAGCAGCAGGCGATCGCGGTGTTTACCAATGTGCACGGCCGCATCGCGATCCTGCAGAAGGGTGACTATCACCCCGACGAGGACGTCGTGATCGTGGTGAACCGGAAGAACGCGGCGCAGCTCGCCCGCGCGATCCTGGCCCTGGCTGAGCCTGATGCGGCACCGCTGGCCCTGCCGGCGCCAACCGACAAGACCGCTGCGGAACGGCAGCGACGCCACCGTGACCGCAAGCGTCACGGCGACGACACCGTGACAGCCGTGACTGTCACGCCCTGTGCCCGTAACGGCGCAAGCCTCTTCCCCGACTGAAGCACTCGCTGACATAGCCCATGCCCGTCAGTCGGGTGCCGGTCCGCGAGCCATAGCCAAGGGTTGATGCGGGATACCAGCGGCGATCTAGAAGGGCCGTCCGTGCCAATGGCGGGCGGCTCAGGAGTGGGAAACCGTCGTTCGGACCCACGGTAGGCGCGGCTGCTGGCGGATCGGCAGCGCGCTATGCAGCGTCATTCGAAGCGCGATGTAAGAGGCCGACAGCATGACCCCGGCCCGCCTGTCACAAGGCATCGTCGATCCACCTCTGTCGAGCGACCGCGGCTCCGTGGTTCAGGACAGGGTTTCGCCTGCGGAAGGCGAAGCTCTGCCTCACTCCCACTCACCATGGTTCAGAACTAAGGGCTTCAAGAGATCAGATGCAGCAAAGGCATGAGCCCTGCTGTTGCTGGTCTATGTCGGGACGAAATGCCGATGTCCCGACTTCGATTGGAATGCTGGCGAGGTCGCAAGCATCTTGGCTGCATGCCGTCGTTGTATCTGGTCCCAATGCCCGCGAACCTTTGGGGGGTCGCCGCCGTCTGGGGGAGTTTCGCTTTCTCGCTATCGGGCTCCCCATGACGACCGCCGACGCCGCGATCCGGTTCGTCGAAAGCCTGCGCCTGCCCGAGGGGCCGCGAGCCGGTGAGCGCGTGAAGCTGGGCCGATTTCAGCGGCAATTCATCGAGGGTGCCTACGGCGACGGTGTATCCCTGGCGGCCTTGAGCGTGGCGAGGGGCAACGCGAAATCCATGCTCGGCTCCGCGCTCGCGCTCGGGCACCTGGTCGGCAAGATTGAGCCTCAGCCGAGGCGGGAGATCACCGGCGCAGCCAAGACCCGGGATCAAGGCCTGGTCTGCTGGAATTACGTCCGCGGCCTCGCCGAATCGTTGCCGGTCGCGACGCGCCGCAAGCTGGTGTTCCTGCGGAGCCCTCGCGTCGAGATTCGCTTCGAGGACAAGATGGGCGAGCATTCCATGCGCATGCTGGCGAGCGACGCCCGCAACGCGCTGGGCCTGGCGCCGACGTTCAGCCTACTCGACGAGCGGGCCTTCTGGGATGCCGACAAGGGCGATCAGCTCGAAAACGCCATCACCAGCGCGCTCGGCAAGCGGCATGGTCGGTGCATCGTCATCAGCACCAGCGCCCCGACAGATAGCCACAGTTTCAGCCGCCTCCTGGATGATCCCGGCGAGGGCGCATATGTGCAGGAACATCGGGCGCCCGATGGCTGCGAACCCGACGATGTCGAGGGCCTGAAGGCGGCAAATCCCGGCATCGAATCTGGCATCGTGAGCCTGGAATGGCTCCGCGCCCAAGCCCGACGTGCTGCGGCTCGCGGCGGCAACACCTTGTCGAGCTTCAGGCTGTTCCATCTCAATCAGCGCACGTCCGACGAAAACCGGGCGGTGTTGATCAAGGCTGCACGCTGGCAGGCATGCGAGACCGCGGATGAACCGGCTCGCGATGGTCCGTTGGTGTGCGGCCTCGACTTGGGCGGCAGCGCCAGCATGTCGGCCTGGGCGAATTTCTGGCCCGCTACCGGCCGCCTGGAAGTCTATGGCGCCTTCGCTTCTTCGCCGTCGCTCCTGGACCGCGGCCGCGTCGACGCCGTGGCAGAGCGCTACGTCGAAATGCAGCGCCGGGGCGAGCTCGTCACCTTGGGCGCCAATGTCGTGCCGGTTCACGAGTTCATGTCGGCCATGCTGGCGAAGCTCGACGGCTATCCTGTCGCCACGATCGCCTGTGATCGCTTCCGGCAAAGTGAGTTCGTCGAGGCACTCGGCAAGGCTGGTGTCCGCGTCGCGCCGACCTGGCGAGGCATGGGATGGAAGGACGGCTCGGAAGATGTCGAGCGGTTCCGGACTTCCGTCTTCGACGGCAAGGTGAAGGCGAAGGCCTCGCTGTTGCTCCGCAGCGCTTTCGCCGATGCGATCGTGGTCATCGACCATGCGGGAAATTCCAAGATCACAAAATCCAAAAGCCTATCTAGAATCGATGCGGCGTGCGCGGCCGTGCTCGCGATCGGCGAAGGCTCGCGCTTGGTGGGCCGCGGCGAGAAGAAGCCGGCGCGGTGGGCTTGGTCATGAGCGAAGTCCATCGTGATCGGCGCTGGCCCGCCGTCCGCCTTGCGGCAAAGCGCCGTGATCGCTTCCGGTGCGTGAAGTGCGGCGGCCGCACGCACCTTGAGGTCGCTCACATTGTCAGCGCGAAGGCGCGGCCAGATTTGGCTTTCGACTTGAGCAACGTGCGCACGCTGGATCGGCGCTGCCACGTGGAAGAGACGCGGGCCGAACGCTCCGGCGAGGTCGACCCGGCCCGGCAACAGTGGCGTCAGTTGGTCAATGAAATGTCATCCCCCTCTACTGGAAAGGAACTACAGCATGCTTGAGAGCAGGCGAATTGAATTGCGTCGCAGCGAGGTCCGTCAGCAGTTGGCGAGCCTGGCCGCAAAGACCGAGCCGACGGCCGACGAAGTGCGCAGCATGGAGTCGCTGGATCAGGAATACCGCACGCTTGAGGTCAGGCTGCGGGCAAGCCTGATCGCGGAGGATACCGAGCGCGCGGCCGCCGGCCGAGATCTCGAAACCCGCGGTGACGCCGAATGGTCAAAGCTGATCGACCGCTATGAGGTCCGACAGATCTGCCTGGCTCTCGACGAGGGCGCGGCGCTGAGCGGTCCGACGGCGGAGGTGGTGACCGAGCTGCGCAGCCGTCACGGCTATCGCGGATTCCCGCTGCCTTATGCGGCCCTGGAGAAGCGCAGCGGCGAGACGATCGCCTCCGGCATCGCCAGCCCGACGCAGACGATGGGCATCGTCGACAGGATCTTCGCGCCGACCGTGGCCGGCCTCATGGGCGCTTCGTTCATCAACATCGACGTCGGCAACGTCGAGTGGCCGGTGACGACTTCGACCGTCGCCGCGGCGTGGGCCAACGGCGAGCTGGCCGCCGTCGGTTCGCCGCAGGCATTCGCCACCACCGAGCGCACCGTCGACCCGTCGAACACCTTCGGCGTCCAAATGAAGATCAGCCGTAAGTCGCTGAAACAGTTGGGCGGCGTCGAGGATGCGGTCCGCCGCGACATGCTGAGCGCGATCTCCGTCGGCCTCGACAGTGCCGCGTTCAATGGATCGGGGTCGAGCGGCGAGCCCTTGGGCATCATCTACGGCGCCTCGACCTACGGCATCACCGAGACCGATGCAGGGGCGACGTCGACCTGGTCCGACTTTCAACAGCGCCTTGCAGCGTTCATCACTTCCGGCGCGCTGGCTGGAACGGCAGGCGTCCGGCTCGCCGTGACCCCGGCCATCTGGACCCTGCTCGACGCCGCGATTTTCGACGAGGGCAGCGGCGTCACCGAGTGGGATCGCTTGAAGCTCACGATTCCCAACCCGGTCATCACGCCGCAGATGCCGGCCGACACGTCACTTTTCACCGTGACGAAGGATGGTGTTGCACCCTTCACCGTCGCGACCTGGGGATCGATCGATGTCGTCCGCGATCCGTTTTCGGACGCGGCGTCTGGCGGGCTGCGGTTGACCGCCTTGGTGACGGCCGATGTCGCCGTGCTGCGGCCGCAGCAAATCCAGATCGTCGCCGACCTGGGCAGCTGATGACCCTTGAACGCCGCGCCGCGCCGCTCGAAATCCGAGCGGCCGGCCGGCGCCTGGTCGGACTGGCGGCCCCGATCGGCGTCGAGGTGCGAATTGGCACCGTAACGGAGTCCATTGCGGCCGGCGCCTTCGCGGCGACGTTGGCCGACGGGCACGACGTGCTGGCGCTCGCCGATCACCTGCCGGACAAGCTGCTCGGGCGCACGCGCTCGGGCTCGCTGCGCCTCTCGGCAGACGAGCGAGGCCTGCGTTTCGAGCTCGACCTGCCGGCGACCACGCTCGGCAACGATGTCTTGGCGCTCGCCGAGCGCGGCGACCTGGGCGGCGTCTCGATCGGCTTCCGGGCGAAGGACGAACAGTGGAGCGGCCAGCGGCGCGAGTTGCGGGCGATCGACCTTGCCGAGGTCAGCATCATCAGCGGCTTCAGCGCATATCCGACCGAGATCGCCGTGCGCAACCGACCGCCGATCGACGACTCCGGCCGGCGCTTCCGGCTGGCGATGTGCAGGTGGCGCCCATGACCGCAACGACCCTACAGCAGACGGAGACCACGCCCGACGACTATCCCGAGGTCGAGGTGTCGACCGCCGCCGAGCCCTTCCTGCCGGCCGCCTGGACCCGCATTGAGACCTACACCGCAGTCCGCACCAGCGAGCGCGACGTCTCCTGGATCGTCGAGGGCTGCGGCGAGTGGGTGCCGCCCTTGAAGCCGGCGACGATCGCCACCGTGGAAATCTGGGAGGCCGACGCCTGGGCGGCTGTCACGCTGCGGCCGTCACACTTGGGGGGCTACGTGCTGCCCGGCGACGGCCCGTACCGGTTCTCAGGCACCGCAGGCGATGACGATGCCGACGTCCCGGCCGATCTCGCGGAGGCCGTCCGCCGTCTGGCCGAATTCATGGCCGCCGCGTCGGAGTCGTCGCATCCGGGCCTGCGGTCGGAGACCGTGCCTGACATCTGGACCGGTGAATACGACAACCGCGCCATGGCGCGCGCGCTGCAGGATAGCGGCGCGGCCGACTTGCTGCGCACCTTTCGGAGGGCTTGAGCATGTGGCCGTTCACGACGCGACGCCATGACGTCACTTTGCCCAAGGTCGAGCCGGTGGTGATGGTGCCGGAAAAGCGCTCGGCAGCATCCGGCTTCACGGCCGAGGTGATGGCGGCCCGGCAAAGCTACATTGCCGGCCGGTCCGGCATCGCCGATCTCACGGCGACGGCGCAGTCCTGCATCTCGTTGTGGGAATCGGGCTTCGCCATCGCCGATGTCCAAGGCACGCGCTTTCTCACGCGGCACATGATGGCGATGGCGGCCCGGAGCCTGGCGCTACGCGGCGAGTTCGTCGGCTTAATCGGCAACGATGGCATAGTGCCGTGCTCGGATTGGGACCTGCGCACGCGCAACGGCCGGCCGACTGCCTATCGTGTCAGCATCTCCGAGGCCGGCGGCGGCTCGACCATGACGGCGCTCGCCGCCGAGGTCTTGCACGTCCGCATCGGCAGCGATCCCGTCACGCCCTGGCTGGGCTCGGCACCGCTGCGGCGGGCGCGGCTCACGGCCGGCATGCTGGAGGCGATCGAGTCCGCCCTGTCCGAGGTCTTCGAGGCAGCGCCAATCGGCTCCCAGGTCGTGCCCATGCCGGAGATCCCGGATCAGGACAGCACCACCTTGGGCAGGTCATTCCGAGGCCAGCGCGGCCGTGTCCTGTTGCGCGAATCGGTGGCCGTGAGTGCGGCCGGCGGACCGGCGCCGCAGGTCGATTGGAAGCCGCAGGACCTGACGCCGAACCTGCAGGCTGCCATACCCGGGGAAATGCTGGCGGCGGCACGTGACGGCATCTGCACCGTGTTCGGTGTGCTGCCGTCGTGGCTCGCAGCAATGGGACAGGGCCCGGCTATCCGTGAAGGGCAACGCCACCTCGCGGCCTGGATGCTGCAGCCGATCGCCGAGCTGCTCGCTGAAGAGGCGACGGAGAAGCTCGGCGCGGCCGTAGCGATCGATGTCCTGACGCCGCTGCAGGCCTTCGATCAGGGTGGCAGCGCCCGCGCCGTGGCGACGCTGGTGCAGGCGGTAGCACAGGCGAAGGAAGCCGGGCTCGATCCGGCAGTCGTCGCCGGCGCCTTCGCGAAGATGGATTGGCAAAGCTAGCGAGAGAGGCGACGCAGTTCCACTGAGGAACCGCATAGGACCCCCAAGTCCATGACGCTCGCCGAACTCGGCATCGACTGCAAGGGAGGATCGCCCGCCCGGCTTACGGCCGGACGGGCGAGGCAACCCCACATGCCTTTGGGGAAAGGGTTTGCAGAGGGGCTGCAATACCAGCAATACTCAAAGCCGCGCTTTATTCAACCATTCTTGCTCGCTCACAGCGCCATCCGAAAGCGGGATCGCGCCATCCGCAGGATGGGTGAACTGCTGAAGCAGATCGAGCCGGCGAAGGGTGGCCGGCCATCGGAAACTAGGGTGGACGACCGCCCTAGTTATTCCCGCCACAGCGCCGCAGCGAACGCCGGTCTTTCCACGCATCAAGCGAAGCAAGCCGTCCGAGTGGCCAACGTCCCTGCCACTGACTTCGAGCGTCAGATGGAACCATCTTGAACGCGCCCACCTCAGTCCGCCGCCTGCAATCTATCGATCAACGATTCAATGGCGTCGGGTAGCGGTGTCCAACTCCAGAGAAACGTTCCAAGCGCAAACGCGAGGAAGATGGGGAAGACGACGCCGCGCAACGCACTGGAAAAGCTGAGCACCACCGGGACCGCCCAAAGACTCCATGCAACACTCCACTCGAGGCCAAGCTCCCATCCTGCTAGAGCGGCGAGGAATCCAATCACAAAACCCGTGGCCAAATTCCCCACCGCTTGTCTCCTATTTTACGCGCGACTCTAGCTTCACCGCGCCTTGCCCTTCGCCTTCAGGCCCATCTCGACCAACCGCCGGATTGCTTCGGCGCGCGTCATTTTCGTGTCGAACTTCGCGGCCCAGCTATCGACCGCCGCAATAAGCTCTATGGGGAAGCGCGCGCCGACCATAGGGTCTTGGCCCGTTGCGGGGCGACCGCGCCTTTTTTTGATTTCGTTAATTGACTTGGCCATAGTTTACGATAACGTAAAAGCGAGCCGAGTGGTAGCAGCAACTACGCGCCCGGCTCTGACCACACTCGAGCCCGAGGGGGCCCGAACTATGGCTGTTAAGAACTATACCACGAATCCGTACCGGCGCTGGACGCCCGGCCGCATCCGCAAGGCGACACCCTTTCCGAAACCTCACGGCGCGATCGACAAGCTGTTTGATCGCCCGGTGCTCAACCCGATGCCGGCCGAGGTCGATTTCATCGTGCGCAAGCTTGCCGAGGCAGATGTCCTCGACGTGGCGACAAGAAACTCAGAGGGCTTTCCGACCTACTGGCTGCTGGTTCCGGTTGGCGCGGCCGAGCTGGAACGACTCGGCAGATTCGGTGCGCAGTACGATGACCTTGAGGATGACGAGCGCGAGCCGGACCAGGACGACGAGCCCGAGCTTGGCGCCACCAACGACGTGGACCAAGAGAATGCTTGGTCGTTTGCGGCTCCAGGCCGACGACGACGACCGGATCGACGAGCGCAGTGAGGCCGATCTGATCTGGTCGCCGGACTGGCGGCCGGACCTCTTTCCCGCGAGCGAGGAGGCGTGACCGCGAGGGCCGAGGCGGCTTGAGGTGATGGCGCCGGCCGAGAACGTCGAGCGCAAGGACTTCTTGCCCAGCGAGATTGACGCGATCCGGCGGGCGATGCTCCCAGCCGAGAAGGCGGCGGCAAAGAAGCGACAGCAGGAGCACGGCGGGACCGCGCCGGGGAAACACTCCCGGAAACTTTCCGGGAGTGTAGAGACCCGCGATCAGATCGGCGCCCTAGCCGGCGTCTCCGGCCGCACCGTCGAGAAGATCGCGAAGGCCGGGGCGGTGGTCGCCCCGGTCCGTCCATCTTTCACCGGTCTTTGGCGTTTGCGCCTGTGTTAAGCATTTGCTAAAGTGTGGGCATGGACGCCACCGAGCCCGTCTTCACCTTTGCTGAGGCGCTTGCTGCGACAGGCGCCGAAAACGCTTGGCTTCGCACCTTTATCCAGCGCGATAAGGAAGGCCGGCTCGGCAAGAAGCATCGGACAGGCCGTCTGCTGTTCAGCCTCAACCACATTATGGCGATAGGACTGTTGCATCGACTGAACGCGGGTTTGCGGGTTGCTCCGGCGGCGGTGTGGGAAATCTTCGACGCTGTAGGCCACATCATCTTCAAGAAGGATGGCACTGGCCTTGATCCTAAACTTGAAGTGCGGGTCGGTTTTGATGCCAAGGGTCAAGTGCTTGTCTGGACCCGCAATCCGGCGGGCCACATCGAGACCTGGAATGACCATGCCGACGACAACCCAATGTCGGCGGTGCAGGCAGACAGTGACGCGCACATTGTCATTCCCATCGGCGCGATCATCTTGCCGACCATAAAGGCTTTCAAGATCGCTAAGGATTGGCCGGAGGGCGACCGGCCATGAGCGCTCTTACCGCTTACCTCGCGAACGGCGGCGACAGCTACCTTGCTTCGCCGGACTACGAGCAGCGCCGCCTTGCCCTGGGCGAGAAGATGGCCGCTGGTCCGGTCTCGCTGCAGGAGATGGCCGACACGCTGGGCCTACCCATTCCCGTGGTCTGCGACTTGTGGGCTGCCTGGCAGGTCGAGAAGGCCGCCGCCAGCGCGGTGAAGCACTGATGTCGACCCGGCCGCGCCACCCGGCCAATCCCCGCGTTCGGGGCTCGCAAGATGCTGCAGCGTCAGGTGGCGAAATCGTTGTCGGCCGTCGGCGCGTCGCCCATGCGCTGGGCTTGAGCGAGCGTCAAACCTCGCGGCTGGTCGCCGCCGGTGTGTTGCCGGCTACCAGGGCGGCGGACGTGCCGAATCGTCCCTTGGCGGTGCGCAGCGCCGATCTTGGAAAGGTCCGCTAATGGCCCGCCGCTCGAGCGCCGTGACACAGGCCGCCATCGCCAAGCTCATCAAGGGCGCGCTCGCGGCCGGCATCTACAAGGAACACATCGTCGGCGTGAAGCTCGATCGTGATGGTGCCGCGACTCTGCTCTTCGGTGAGCAGAAGAAGCCGGTGCAGGAGCAAGTCGTTCAGGTGAACGAGTGGGACGAGGTCCTGCCGAAATGAACCGCCGCCGCCTACCGAAGTACGTCTCCGAGTTTGAAGATCGGCACGGCAAGATCCGCGTCCGCTTCCGGCGCAAGGGGCGGGTCGACTACTACTTCAAGAACGTGGCCTGGTCGGCCGCGTTCATGGAAGAATACGAGGCCTGCATGCGGGGCGACGCCGCGCCGGCCATCCAGCCCGGCATGGACAGGACCAAGCCCGGCACGTTCAACGCTCTGATCGCCACCTATTACGGATCGCCAGAATTCAAAGGCCTGCGCGCCACTTCGCAGGCCACGTTCCGCGGCATCATCGAGCGGTTTCGTGAGAAGCACGGCGAGAAGAGGGTCGCCGCGATGGAGCGCAAGCACATCAAGGCCATCATCGGTGCCATGCACGAGACGCCCGCGGCCGCGAACAATCTTCTCGACCGCCTCAAGGTGCTGATGACCCTCGCGCTGGACATCGGCATGAGGAAGGACGATCCGACGCTGAAGATGCGGGGCTTCAAGTACAAGTCCGACGGCTTCCACACATGGACCGAGAAGGAGATCGAGCAGTTCGAGGTCCGGCATCCGATCGGCAGCAAGGCACGTCTCGCCCTGGCGCTGATGCTCTACACCGGCCAGCGCCGAAGCGACGCCGTGACGATGGGCTGGCAGCACATCCAAGGCAGCAAGATTGCCGTCAAACAGTTGAAGACGGACGCGCGCCTCTTGATCCCCATACATCCGACCTTGCGCGAGGTCATGTCGGCGACGCCGCGGGAGAATATGACGTTCCTGGTGACGTCGGGCGGCAAGCCGTTCACGGCGTCCGGCTTCGGCAACAAGTTCAGGGAATGGTGCGACGAGGCCAAGCTGCCAGGGTGCGCCGCGCACGGCCTGCGAAAGGCGGCCGCTCGTCGTCTCGCTGAGACGGGCTGCGGCAATCAGCTGATCAAGTCGATCACCGGTCACACGACCGACAAGGAAGTCGCTCGCTACACGAAAGATGCCGAGCAAAGCCAGATGGCCGAGCAGGCGATGTCGACCGCCTATGGAATGAAGGCGGAACAGGATCTGTCTAACCAGCCGTGGCGGTTAGACAATTCGGCGCGTAACCCACTGAAAAGAAGGGGCAAATAG